TATCACCAACTCTAACTCCAACTTCGGTAACACATCTCTACATGCTATTGGTTTCAAAGGTTTCGCCTTTAACCAAGATAAGGGTGGTTACATTACTGACATCATTCCACCTAAGAAGATCTCGGATGATGCTGCTAATGTCAAGAAGACTCAGTATTATACCATTGATATTCAAGGCACCATTGCTGATGCAAACAACTACACCAAGTTGTTCCTAGGTAGTGATGACATCAAAGATCCACTGAACCGTCCTGCAGTATCAATCAACGGTTACAGATTGGGTGCTAAGTCTGGTGAGAAACTATATGTAAAACTAGATCCTGCAACTGCTGGCGGTACTGAAGAGTTCAACGTATCACTAGAACCAACTGGTTTCGTTAAGTATATTGCTGCAGCATCTATCCTTAACCCTTCAGGTTTTGCATACAACAGCACCTATGCTGATGCTGCTAACTTGATTGAAAGCAACCGTAAGATGATCCAAGAGGAAGTCTTCGGTTATATTATTGAGAAGTTCCCAAGACTTCAGGACATTTCCTATGTCAATCCTGGCAGAGATCCTAATGCAAACCGTTACAATGATGCTCGTAACCTGATCATCAGTAACAGACAGGATATTGTCAATGATACTATGACTTCTCTTAGTATCTTCAATCCTACCTCTACAGTTACTGCTGAAGATGTAGGTGAGATGGTTGATGCAGTTGCAGAAGACCTTAGAGATGGTGGCAACTCCAATACTATCCTGCTCATTCAGTCATTCTTCAATGGCAGTGGACAACTAAGCAAGTATGCAGGTGAGCAAGAGAATGTCCTCTGGGCAATCAACAGAGCAAGAGATCTTTGTAAGCAAGCAGTATCTAACCTGCTAGCAGTTAAGGCAGATCTTTATGATCCAGATTCTAACAGTCTGATTGCTCCTTATGGTGGTCTACCTATTGGTACTATCACCGCAGGTAAGACTGGTTCACAGGCAGAAATCGATGGTGATACCACTAATGGTGTTACTATTGACCCAGCACAGAAGATTGATCCTGCTTCTAGGTTCAGAGATACCTACAGACTGATCAATAATAACAGAGATTACATCCTTGATAATGCACTTGCAGAGATTGCAACCTATGATGAGTCTCCATTCTTCTACTTCCCTGGCGATCCACAAGAGACCAGTCAGTCAAGATTCAAGACTGCATATCGTCTAATCAGACGCAACAAAGCAGGTGCTATTGATGCTGCTATTAGTGCTATTCAAACTGCTCACCCAGCATTTGTATTCCCAAGTGGTACACCTGACAAGTGTCGTAGAGACCTAGGAGCCTTCATTGACTCACTGGGCATGGACATCTTCTTGAGTGGTAACCAGTGGACCATCACCTTCATGGAGAAGTATTTTGAAGGCAGCAATACTTGGGTTACTGGTGGTCTCCAAGGTGAAGAAACAGAAGCAATCACTGGTTTCAATGCCGTAAGAGATTATCTTCAGGATGCAGTATCTAACCAACTAACTTCTGGTTATCAGGATCTCAGCGTATCACCTGGCGAAGCAGTCTATGGTGATGGCAATGGCGATCTTACTAACACAGATGCTAGTGCATGTGCTGACGTTCAGAATGCAATCGCAACTCTAACTTCTATTGTTACTCAGGTAATTAGTGATGGCAACCCTGATACTATTAGGAATCCTAATAATCCTAATTTTGTAAACCCACAAGCACGTAGTCTCCAAGCAAATGAGAACAAGTGCCGTAGAGATATCGGTCACATTGTTGATGCAGTAATGCAAGACTTGTGGTTCGGTGGTAATGCTTACTCTGTCTCAATGGCAAGAGCATACTTCGACCGCTTCGGTAATGCAATTAGCAATGGTCTAATTGGTGAACAGTCACAAGCAATCACTGCATTCAGACGTGCTGCTGATGTTATCAACTCAGCAATCAACAACAGACTGTTATTCTGGGATCAGTCAATCACTCTTGATAAGACTGGTGATCCACCAATCGTATCTGATACTAATGCAGACGCACATCGTCTGATCATGAAGAACAAGGAGTGGTTGGCAGAAGAAGCATACGAGCGTATGCTTGCTAATCCTCTCTACAGTTCTTATGAACCACAAGAGCAGAACACCAAGCAAGATTGTCTAGACGATGTTATCAACATCCTTGAGATGATCATGTATGACGTTAAGTTTGGTGGTAACGCTAAGACTTACGACTCTGCAGAGATCTACATTACTAACGTAATGCCATTCTTCGGCAGTGAGAAGAAGCGTAAGGAGTACACTCCAACTAATGTTACTTACGATCCAGCAACTGGTCTATCAGTCTTCACTATTCCTGGTCATGATATGGTTGCTGGCAACTATGTCAGATTTGATGACAACAGTCTGGTCTTTACCTGTGCCATGGATAACAACCAGTCACAGAAGTCTTACCCACGTGCTGGTCAAGATCCTTTCTCTGGTAACTGGTGTCAGATTGTTGATGCAGATGAATCTAGCATCACCTGTAACGTTGGTGTATCTGGTCCTAACCTAAGCTTTGACCCAACCAATGTAATTTACAACTCCACATCTGGAGCGATGGAAATCACCATCGGTGCAGGTCACGGACTTTCCGTTGGCGAAGGCGTGATGATCGCTAACAATTCCCTCACATTCACTTGTGATCAGGATAACAACCAGACTCAGCATACTTATCCTCGTGCTGGTCAGGATCCTTACGCTGGAAAGTCCTTTACTATTACTGCAATCAGCACTAACACGATTACTGTTAACGTTGGTGCCGCTGGCACCGCAGCAGGCGTACCACACACCTTCGTCAGTGCTCTCGCTGGTTCTGTAACTCACTCCCCACAGTCTGCACACACCTTTATCTCTGCAACTGATAACTGCATTGGTTACGGTCTAGCATCTTCTACCTTCATTGACCCTGAGCGTGATGAAGCAAGAGAAGTATTCAATCAGGTAAGAGCACTTGTTCCTGATGTACTGAGAAACATTGCTGTTACCAACACTGGTGCTAATACTCTTGATCAGTATATCGATGGTGCTACTGTACAAGACTGGGATTCTCCTGCATGTGTAAACGTTATCTCTGCAGTACAGTCTAACATCGACACCATTATGCAGGCAATCGGCAACGATCTTGCTGGTGTTGGTAACCTCAATGGTATCGCACGTACTGTTCCTGCACAACCAGTAGATCTGATCCAGAACGGTGTTAACCAAGGATATGTTGCTGGTAACTGTTCTGATGTTGTTGCTGCTGTCAACTCACTGATTGATATCACTGTTGAGGCAGTTCTACTAGGCACCCTAGACAATCTCCCATCAGTAGACAATGGTCTCTGGGATTGTGCTAACGTCCGTAGCAGCATCGAGAACCTGTTTGACATCGCTGTTGATGCATTCTCACTCAGCAACCTCACTAACCTCCCTGTTGTTAACAGAGGATCATTCACTAATGATGCTGAGGCATCTAAGTGCTACCGTGACGTTGCATACATCGTTGATGCTGTTGTATCTGACCTTAGACTTGGTGGTAACATCAACTCTGTACAGGCAGGTGAAGCATACTACGTTGGTACTAGCAGCAGTCTAACTTATACTCCAACCAACGCTACTTACGATCCAGCGACTGGTCAGTTCGTCTTGACTGTTCCTAATCATAGTGTTCAGGCTGGTAGATACATCAGACTTGCTGATAATTCATTCACATTCACTTGTGGAATGGACAACAATAAGACTGAGAAGTCTTATCCACGTCCTGGCATTGATCCATATGCTGGTCAATCCATCCTAGTAACTGGTGTTACTGCAAATACTATTACATGTAACGTTGGCGTCTCTGGTCCTAACGTAGAGTATACTCCAACCGATGCTTCTTATGATCCTGCTACTGGAGATCTGGTACTAACTATTGGATCCCACTCACTGACTGTTGGTGAAGGTGTTGTCATTGACGACAATTCATTGACCTTCACTTGTGGTATGGACAATGATCAGGCACAGAAGTCATATCCACGTTCTGGTATTGATCCATTCTCTGGTCGTTCAATGCTGATCACCAGCAGAACCAGCACGACTATTACTGTCAACGCAGGTGTCTCTGGTCCTAACAAGCAGTTCACCCCAACCAATGCTCAATACAATCCATCAACAGGTGACATGGTTCTCACTGTTGGACAGCATGGTCTAGGTGTTGGTCGCGGCGTTGTACTTGCAGACAATTCACTCACATTCACTTGTGCTCTGGATAATAACGCAACTCAGCATAGTTATCCACGTCCTGGTACTGATCCATATGCAGGTCAGAAGTCAATCGAAATTACTGCTGTTGGTTCTACCCAACACACAGTCACCAATGCTCCATACAATGCATCAACTGGTGTTATCACACTAACTGTTGGTAACCACGGATTCAGCAATGGTGATTACATTAAGGTTGCTGATGGTTCACTAACTTATACCTGTGATCTAGATGGTAACCTCACCCAGAAGTCTTACCCACGTGCTAACTACGACTATCCATCTGGTCGCTGGATGGAGATCTCCAATGTAACTGCAAATACTTTTGATATCAACGTTGGACCTTCCTCTTACACTGGCACCCACACCTTCGTAAGTGCTGCTGCAAACGGCATTGCACGTCAAGATGGTACATTTACTATCAACGTTGGTGTATCACCTGACACGTCTGCACATACCTTTGTAAGTGCAACTGCAAATGCTGTCTCTCACACCCCACAGTCCGCACATACTTTCGTAAGTGCTGGTACTAATTGTGTTAAGCACCTACCACAGGTTGCACATACATTCGTAAGAGCTTCCACTAACGCTCTGATTGCTGGTGGTTCTCAACTACAGTACATCGACGGTGAGAAGACTGAGACCCTAGCAGCATGGGATTACGTTGGACAGATGGCAACTGCTGCCATGAGGAACTTCGACTTCCTAGCATACAACTGTACCACTACTGCTGGTAGTGCAATCGTTGATGTTGGTGACACTCGTGGTATTCTGGTTGGTATGCGTTGTGTTGAGTATGATGACACTGACATCTCCAACCCAGCATATGTCAATGGTGTTCTACAAGCAGGTGCTCAACCTGTTTACACTACCATTGGACAGAATGTATTCGTTAAGAGAATCGTCAACAATACTCAGATTGAACTTGGTGTAGAGAACTCTAGATTTGAGTTCGGTCAGACTGTAAATGCAAATCAATCTAGCAGCACCATCGATCTATTCTTTGTCTTTGAGAATGGTCAGTGGGCAGACACTCTACCTAAGACTGTAACTGTCGGTCCTGCAAATACTGATCCTGATGTTATCGCTGACACCCTCACTGGTAACATCATCACTGATCCTGCTGATCCTAACTTCGGTGAGCAGATTAGAGAGTGTGCTGGTACTGCAAATGCAATCACGACGTTGATTGGTAACATCACCACCATCATTAACTCTGGTGTTGGTTCTGTTACTAGACAAGAGCAGACTGCAGACATCTCCCTCTTCTCACAGAGATCAACAGTATTCACCATTAATACTTCTGGTCTAGGTGCATCTAACCCACACAACTTTGAAACTGGTACACCAGTCAGACTGGTCCCACGTCCACGTTTCGATACTGATCTTGGTAGATATGTTGATGTTGACAAGCGTCTCATCAGACTACCTGACGGATTTGAAACTAACAGAACTTACTATGTAATTGCACCAGGCAGAAAGACACAACCATTTGACTTCTCCAACACTACGTTCTTCAATGGTAGCGATCAGACTAAACTGATGCTCGCAACCTCAAGAGAGAATGCAGCTGCAGGTATCTTCATCTATGCATCTGAATCTGAGAGCATTGATCCTAATGTAGAGATCGATATCTATCAGTTCATCCTCGACGAGAAGTACGATCTACATCGCTACAAGTGTAATCTATCCAACGCTGTTGTTGGTGGTATTGAGACTGATGTATCTAACGTCTTTGACGTTCCATTCTCTTCAGTAACTCCACAGAAAGTATTCTTCAGAGATCTTGCACCTGATGATCTACCAACTGTTGGTCAGACCTTCGCAAGTGATCCTGAAGTTACCGTAACTGATGTTAACGATGCAAACTTCGGTAGACTGAACCCAGTCAAAGAATTCTTTGCACGTTATCAGACCTCTAAGGTCTTCACGATCCACAAGACTCACGCTGACGCAATCAACAACGCTGATCCTATTCAGTTTACTGCTGGTCAGACTGATACGTTCCAAGTCTTCTGTAACAAGCGTAGATCACCTGTTAAGTATGACCCAACATTCAATCAGGGTGTTGCTAATCAAGGCAAGTGGTACATCGAATGTATCGACGAAGGATCCTCTGGTATTGCACAGGGAATCAAGCAAGAGAACATCTTCTGGAGATTACATCAGGACGATTACTCTGACAGACCTAAGACCACTGATACGTGGTTCACACGTCTGGAAGATAACCGTGAAGCAGATGATAGAACATACAAACTACGTTATGTCATTCCTTCCTATCTTGAGAACGCAAGAGATCCTATCAATGGATTCGTTATCAAGACAAGAACTGACGACACTCGTAAGTTAGTACCACAGAAAGTTCTCCTAAAACCAGTTGCTGGTAGTGTATTTGGTGCTCGTTTCGAGAACCCAGTACAAGCTGGTGAATACATTGGTTACACTGGACCACAGTTCACCCAGTTCGCACTGAATAGTGAGGAAGCATACGATCCTTACAGAACTGATCAAACTGGTCAAGGTGTTGAGTATAAGTCATTCGCAAGATTTACCTCTGGTATTCAGGCAACTATCCAGTCTGGTCGTTATGTAGAGGATCCACTAGATCCTAACATCCAGTACCTAGAACTGACCCTGATTGATCATACTGTTGATGCTAAGAACTTCCCTGGCCTCAAGAATGAGCAGTTCACTACTGTTCGCATCAATCCACCACAGGGTGGTGAGTGGGTAGTCAATAAGACTGCTAGTATCACTGCTAACCAAGTCGAATGGACTGGTAATTCTTCAGGCATCGCGAATATCCATGCCTATTACGAAAATGCGGGTTCACATTACCTAATTCTGAAAAATATTCGCGGCGGAAAATTAGAGTTCTCAGAGTTTTATAACACCAGATTTACTCAAGGCAGCACATTTGCTGATATGCTTGAGGATCAGGACATGGGTAAATCCCTACCACTCAAGACTCTTATCAAGAAAGGATATCCTGAGTATTACTACAAGCAAAATGGTGCTAATGTTTACACCATCACGCCAGGCGACAGAATTCAGGATAGCGCAGGTGTTGAATACTATGCTGCTAGCGTCGAAGATGCTGGTATTATCGATGATACCTTCTATGTCTTCAACTACGAGACACTACAACGCAGAATCGCTGGTCAGCAAGACGGTATTTACTACCTATCCTGCCTACGCGGTAACATCTCACCTCTACCAACTGGTGCAGGTGCAGGTGGCAACTTCCGTAAGTTTAACTTCTCACAACCAGTCAGCAGTCTCTATCCACTGAACTATAAGAACGATCCTCTTTGGTTCCAGAAGGCAGGTACAACTGCTGCTGAACTTAACCTCGCTGCACAGCAAATTGACCCACCAGCAACATTCTCTGCTGCTGATAACTACATCCACGGTCTAGTTAGAACTAACGACTATAAGAACTCTGTAACAAGAGAACTTGTCGAAGATCTTACTAACCAACCAGCATTCATTATTAACTCTTATAGTGGTGTTAATGAAATTAGAGCACAGGATGGTAACGCAACCTCAGGTTCTGAGGATCGTAGAATTCCAATTGCTGGTGATAGTCTGGTTGTTGTTGATCAGAAGTATTATGTTGAACTTAGAAGACCATCTATTGCAAGAGCAGGTAACCACACATTTGAGTATCTTGGTTTCGGACCAGGCAACTACTCAACTGGTCTCCCAGCGCGTCAGGAGATCGTCTTAACTCCTACTGAGGACTTCTACGCCCAAAGTAAGAAACAAGACGCTGGTATCGTCTTCTACACGGGTCTAAACTCCAACGGTGACCTCTATATCGGTAACCGTAAGATCAACGCTATTACTGGTGAAGAAACCTTCCTAGAAGCGGCAGTTCTTCAGGATAGTGACGACGATGATGAGGATATCGGTAACCTCGTTACATCATTCGATACTCCTGTAACGTTCAACCAGAACATTACAGTTGTTGGTGGTGATGGTTCACAGCAGAACGTATTCCAGTCTCCAGTAGTCATCTCCGTTCAGGATAACGACCTAACTGAGACTAGAGATTCACTAATCATCCGTTCTAACGTATCTTCAGTCGATCCTGTAACTAATGTACAGCAAGACGAATCACTAGACAGAACTGCATGGTCCTCACCTGGCAACCCAGTTGATGGCGATATCAGAATCAGCAAGAACAGAATTAATGCTGCAGTCTTCGGATTCAACCCTAGAGGTAAGGGTCAGGCGTATCAGATCCAGACACATATCAGTTCTGGTATTCCTTCTAATATCACACCTAACAACAGCCCACTAGTTGCTGATGGTGGCACCAGATTACAAACTAACCAGTTCGTAGATTATAACGGTGTACAAGCAGGATCTGGTGACATTCTACTCAAGGGTGTCGAGGTTGGTAAGACTGGTTCACTTGGTTGGGTCTATGCAAACTACTTCACTGTTATTCCTTCTAACAATATCTTCACGATTGAGTTTGATGGTACTAACGTAGTTAAACTGACCTTTAAGGATAACCTAGGCGTTGACATTCCTAACTCCACGCTTGGTATCAACTCTGGATCTTCGATCAAACTAACTGGTTACATTAACCCACTGCTCAACTCCACTTGGTTGGTATACTCACCAAATGGCGATGCATTTGATCCTGCAAACAACTACGTACACTTCCAAGTCAATAACAATATCGGTATTGACACTCTATCTTGGAACGGTGCTGGTGGTGTACTTGATAGCGTAGGTGTTGGTCAACCAACTCCTAAGGTTGAGTTCTCTAATGCTAACTGGAAAGAGTACGGTGTAGTTGGTGCTGAAGCACTCAGAACTGAAACTGAGAACATTGGTGATTACAAACTTGGTGTTAACACCATTGCACGTACTGACCATGTTGCTAGCGGCATGGCATTCACCTCAATCGATCAAGAACCTAGAGCAAACCTAGATGTTGTTGGTACTGCATTCATCAGTGGTAAGACTATTGAATCTTACCTAACTGAGTCAACTATCCTCAAGACTGAAACTGATCAAGATAATGCATTCTTGGTTGGTGGTGATAGTTCTGATCCAGACGATAGTTCAGTTCTACGTGTCATGACCACTAACAATGGTCGTGTTGGTATCAATACTAAGGTAACTGATAGTGTTAACCCACAGTTAGAACTAGACAGAAACTTCGTTGTTGTTGGTAACTCCAGATTTACTGGCGACTCAATGTTCATGACTGACATTGAAGTCAACGGTGGAGATATTACTACCACTAACAATGCATTCAACTTCGTTAATCAGAATGCAAATATTCTGAACTGGGCAAGTGACGGTCAGATCTTCAACCTGATGAATAGTTCTACTGTTCCTCAGACATTCACCATTGGTGGATCTGCACCTACCTCCACATGGTTGATTGCAGAAACTGCAGCAACCAATACTCTCTACTTCGGTAGAAATTCTACTAAGTTCAATGCAGACATTGGTACTGTTGCTGAGTCTAACACTTCAGAGTGTGACATCAGACTTGGTGGTGGTTTTGCAACCAGTTCACCTGGCAAGTCAAGACTCACCGTTGGTACATTCTACGCTGGATTTAGTGGACAGATTGAATTTGGTTCTGGTTATGGAGCTGGCACAAGTTCATCCAGAATCTTCTCTCAGACGAGAGTCGTTAACGCATTCGATGGTACATCTACCAACACTGTTAACCTTGCAACGAACGCAACCACGTTCACCATGGGTTCAACTGGTGGTACTACAGTCATCAGAAACTCCCTGAATGTCCTTGCTTCTGCAATTGTTGAGGGTAACATCAGACTAGACGGTGGTCTAAACGCTGGTATTGTTAAGATCGGTAGAGGTAAGTTTGGTACAACTCCTGCTCCACACCTCGTAGGTGGTGTAGAAAATCCAAACATTGACTTCTACAAGTATGAACCAACTGGCAGAAGAATTGATACCGCTGGTGTAGCACCATGGGGTTCAACTCAGTTCCTAGTTGCTGGTGGTCAGATTGCATCTATTGACAACATCACCAACAATGGTTCCACTCAGAGACAACCTGGTACTTATCAGTATCTCGATGCAACTACTAGTGGATCTGGTACTGGTGCAGCGTTCTCAGTTCTAATCCGCTTCGACTTTACTATCGAAATTACGATTGAGTCTGGTGGTGAAGGTTATGCTGATAACGATACTCTAACTATCACTGATTCGCAACTTGGCGGCGGTGGCGGTGGAGACCTCACCTTCCTAGTCAATGGTGTTAACAGTGCAGGTGCTAACTACTACCTACCAATCACAACTCCATCACCAACTGATTTCCAACTTGGCGATCTTCTCCTGATTGATAGAGAGGTTGGTCCTGTAACTTCTGCAGGAGTACCAGTCGCTGGTTATACTCCTGATGAGTCTAAGTCTGAAATTGTTCAGGTCATCGGTATTGATAACATTACCAATGCAAATGATCCACAAGGTTACAGACTCATTGTTACCAGAGGAATTGATGGAACTACATCTGGTACTGATCACCCTGATAACTGTGTTATCGCGAAACTTGACAAGCAATCTAATGCTTCTTACATCACTGGTTCTGACCTAGATGCTAACGGTGAACTCGATGAACCTCTCACTGGTATTGGCGCTGGTACTGCTGATGTTAATATCGGTGTTGCAGAGTTTGGTGGTACTATTTCCACTCAAGACTTCTTCAGACTATCAGCAAGTGAGTTCTGCTCAATTGAGGAACTAATCAGCACCTCACCACAGTCCTTGATCATCAATGATGGTGGTGACCCTGCTGCTGAAGTATTCAAGGTCGAGTCTACCACTGGCGATACTTACATCTTCGGTGATATTGCTGCTGGATCTGGATTCAATAAGTTCACTGTTGATTCTAACAGTGGTAACACTAACATTGCTGGAACTCTAACCACTGAGAACACTCTAACCATCAATGGTTCGACTCTCCTACAAACTGAGTTCTTCAGAATCACGAACGGTGGTGCAACTGGTACTCCACTCAGAACAACCTTAGAAGTTGATACTGCAACTGGTGATCTAACAATCAACGGTGGTAACATCAACGTCTTCGGAACTGATGGAACTACTCCAAGACTAACGTTCGTCAACTCTTCTGGTGACTTCACTGTATATGGTTCATTCTCTGCTCTGGGAACTGGAACATCAACCTTCGGTGGTGATATCGATGTTGCTGGTGATGCATACATTCGTGGTGGAGACCTCACAGTATACGCTGGAGAGACCACTGCATATGCAAACGTAGGTGATGAGATCTTCGGTGTTGATAACAACGGTTCCGTCAAGATTGCTGGCATCAGCAACTACTTCTCCCAGACTGGCGCACGTAAGTGGCTCTATCAGGCAGACTCGGCATTCACTGCTGAATCAAATGTTAACTACTTCGTCAACTGTACTGGTAATACTTTAATCAGACTTCCTGCATCTCCTGAAATGGGCGATCAGATTAGGATTATAGATATTAGTGGTAGTCTATCATACAACCAGAGTATGGTTGTAAGAGCACCTGACAATGCTAAGGTTCAGGGTGAAGTTAGCAACACTGGTTCTACTGTTCTTCAGGGTATTCCACCTTCAGCATATGCTGGTTATAACGGTGGTGAACTAGTTGTACAGACACCAAATGCAGCGTTCACACTTGTTTACGCTGGTAACTCTACACCAGATGGACTGCCTGGCGCACCATCATCACTCATCGGTTGGTATCTCACGGACGTATAAATCAATGCCATTTTACCAAGAAGCAAGAACAATGAAAGGTGCCGTTATCGGCACCATCATGCCTTGGACGGGAGCACTTAGTGAGATTCCTAAAGGGTGGATCATTTGCGATGGGACATCACCTGACGCAAAAGATTACCCTTTGCTGGTTCAAGTGATTGGTGATACTTATAATTCAGGATCATCAAACTTAGGAGGAGCATTTCCAGGATATACTGGACAATTTGTTCTTCCTAATTTGCTTGATGGTAAGTGTTTGATGGATATTGAAGGTTCATACTTCGATGCCTCTACTGGTACAGGTGATGCAATTGATATTGATCCTGATGCAAGAAATTTAATTGAACCATTTATTGGGGAAAATACTGATAATGGTGTTCCCGTCGTATTCAATGACGTTAGAACTGACGTTGAGTTCACACTTAATGATAGAAATGGTTACAGTGGTCAGATTACGGGTAACACGATTATTGATGGTACTGGTGAGAAATCAGTCTTTATTGGTGGTAGAAAACTAGGTCACCAACATATTAGAAATCATACCCATCCTGGCGTATATGAAACAATATTGGAAGCAGATAGAACGAGACCAGGACTTGGTGTTATTCCATATGATAACATCACAGCATCATTCAACTATGCATCCATCGACGTTAGAACTGTTGTTCTTGGCATCTCTGGTGGTGACGGTAAGATTGACAAGGTTAGACTTGGTTTGAAGTGGTTCAAAGAGAATGTTCAGTTAGTAGATAGTGGAAGTTGGGGATCCTTTGGTTCATTTAATGGCACTGGTGGTGGTTCACCTGGCAGAACAGTTATGGGAGCAAGAGGTGAAAACCCACCTGTTAACTTGTCACCACAGGTTGTAAGACAAACTAGTATTGCAAACCAAGGAGAATACTCCTATGAACAGCTAACTAGTGGTGATGTTATTCCTTACGGTTTGTTTGGAGTCAATATTACTATTGATGAGGGATTGAGAAACTATTATCCTGATGCTTTATCTTCAGGTAACTTTGGTACATTTGTTAGTAATGTTGGTGCTGACTGGTTGGATGATAGTATCCAAGCACACGCACATGATCCTTTTACGGTTAAATATGATCAGAACAGTTTAAAACCACAACCTAGATTGACTGCTGATGTTAATATTCCTATTAACACTGTATTAGATAACAATAGTAATACTGGCGCACTTGAAATCAGTATGAATACCAGTCAACCTTCATTAACTATCGTGTACATCATCCGAGCATACTAATGGCAAATTACGCTAATCAAAAAGCAAAATATGGTGGTATGGTGGGTAGTATAATTATCCATACTACGAGTGGTATTGGATCAGCAAATGATCCGAATGCTGTCACATTTAGAAATTTGTTGCCTGCTGGATATCTAAGATGTGATGGATCCAGACAGAATGCGAAGGATTACTTAGCGTTAGCGAGAGTATTGGGTGTTGGTGATGAGTCAAGATTTAAAAAAGAAAATCAAAATTTAAGACCAGAAGATCTTTCTACTGGTGATCTGGGTGAGTTTCAACTACCAGACCTAGGATCTAAAGTAATCATTGGTGGTAGAGGTACAGGTTTATATCAGAATGGTATTGTTGATGATGGTACTGTCCAAGCAAATCCAACAACTAGAGTTGGACCACAGATTGAAGTAATCAGTAATTTTGGAAACAGAATCGAAGCAAATTACATTGGTAATGCAAGGATATCTGCATCTGGAGATCTTAATTTTATTGGTAATCCCAGATATAATATGGAGAGAGAAACTTCAGAAACTCAGTTAAACATTGATAACTTCCAAGGTCACGCACACCAATCTAACCAGAAATATCTAAACTACTCCCGTCAACATGAAACTTCTAGCACGGGTGGTAAGGACTATGCTCAAAGACTAGGAAACTCTGGTGGTGGTAACCAGTTAGCTTTCTCATCTGATTGGGAAGGTGAATCTGTACACAAA